GTCATCTTTTAGTCCGAGGCTCTACATCGGTATACCAGCCACAAAATCAAAAACCACATATGTAATGAGGACGGCAAGGTGAATGTATTATCGTTGTTCGATGGGATATCGTGTGGCAGGGTTGCTCTCGAAAGGGCTGGCATAGATGTTGACAATTATTATGCCTCCGAGGTCGATAAATACGCTATTCAGGTAGCTCAAAAGAATTATCCGGACACGATACAGCTTGGTAGCGTTGAGGACTGGAGGGATTGGGATATCGGGCAGCCTGACATTATTATCGGTGGCAGTCCCTGCCAAGGATTTTCTGTTGCGGGGAAAGGTCTCAATTTCGATGACCCAAGGAGTAAATTGTTCTTTGTCTTCATTGATGCACTAAAGCATTATAAGCCAAAATATTTTCTTCTCGAAAACGTGAAGATGAAAAAGGAATGGCAGAATGTTATAACCGATATGACCGGAGTAGAGCCAATCGATATAAACTCTGCCCTCGTATCGGCACAGAATAGGAGAAGATTGTACTGGACAAACATTCCAGGAGTGGGACAGCCTGAAGATAAGGGAATAATGTTAAAGGATATTGTTCATGAAAACGAAGGTGTTATTGAAACCAATTTGGACGATTACAAGGTCCCTGTCACGAAAGAGCTTCAAATAATGGACGAAGAAGTCAAAAGGAATAAGATAGGATATTTTAGAAAAGATTGCCAGGCCAACCGAGTATATAAGATCCACGGGAAAGCAGTAACATTATGTGGCGATGCTGGCGGGGGTGCTGCGAAGATGGGGCAATACTTGTTTGGCTGCATGACACCGGATCGCATCAAGAAGAGACAGAACGGTCAAAGATTTAGTAAAGGTGAAAAGTCATATACGATGACTGCTCAAGATAAACATGGCATTCTAATTGACGGATATATAAGAAAGCTCACTCCAATCGAGTGCGAAAGGCTGCAAACTCTTCCAGATGGATACACGGGAGGGGTATCAAATTCTCAAAGATACAAATGTTTGGGCAATTGCTGGACAGTGGATGTGATTTCCCATATACTACAAAACATAAGGAGAACACCTATAATGGCACAAATAGATGTAGCAATTTACGACCAGACGCTCCATGAAGTTGATAAGGCCCTTGAGCGTATCAAGGCAATGGAATCACCACGGCATTACCTCGGGATGTCTGCAATCGGGCACGAGTGCCCGAGGAACCTCTTCTATTCCTTCAGGAATGTTGCTCCCAATGTTATAGACGGTGCAGGGGCCAAGAGAATCGAGGACGGGCACACACAAGAGCCTATTATGGCCGACCGGTTACGGCTCCTCCCATATATAGAGCTGCACACCATGGACCCCGATAAACCGGACAGACAGATAGGATTTCAACTATTACTCGGTCACTTCAGGGGGCATTGCGACGGAATCATTCGGGGCATAATAGAGAGCCCGAAAACATGGCATGTCTGGGAACACAAGAGTGTCAACGAAAAGTCTTTCAATAAATTGGTTAAGCTCAGACAGACAGTCGGAGAGAAAAAGGCCCTCATGGAGTGGAATGTAGTGTATTTCGATCAGGCCCAGATATATATGCATGAGGCCGGATTGACTCGGCACTATCTCACGGTCACGACCCCTGGGGGACGAGATTACACGTCAATCCGGACCGAGTATAGCAAGAGTTATGCAGAGGCAATTATTGAAAAGGCCCAAGGCATAATATTTGACAATTGGGTCCTCCCCGAGGGCATCAGCGATAAGCGGGAATTTTTCAAGTGTAAGTGGTGCCAGTTCCAAGGCCATTGCCATGACGGGGACATCCCTCTCGTGCATTGTAAAACATGTCGGTACTCTGAGCCGGTCAAAGACGGGAAAAGAAAATGCACCTTCAAGGATGAATTGATAGACGACGGGATGCTCAATGTAGGGTGTGACCGACATATATTCAATCCGGCTCTCATTCAGGCGAAATTGATTGAACACCAAGAGGATGGCTGCCTCTACCATATCGAGACCGCTGACATCTTTTTTTCAAACACGAATATCGCAGGATTCCCAGACCTAAAGGGCCGTTGCGATGCGATTTACACGAGTCAAGACCTAAAGGAAAAAATAAAATCAATCTCAAACATCACCAAGGAAACCGTTAAACTCCAGGGGGATTTCAAGGGAGAGGTAGTAGAAGATCCCGAAAAGAGATGGAACAAAACATCAAAACTTAAAGACGTATAAAGAGGGAACATGGACCAAAAAAGAGCGATAAAACTTGCGCTACAGGGGCATAATGTATTCTTGACAGGGAATGCAGGGACGGGTAAGACGTATGCCTTGAACGAGATCATAGATGCACTCAAGGCCAAGGGCCGAAATGTTGCAACCACGGCCAGCACTGGCATAGCATCGACCCATATCAATGGGTCCACTATCCATTCATGGGCCGGTATCGGTATAAAGGAAAAGCTCGCAGAGGACGATTTATTTAAGTTGTTGCATAACAAATTTTCTTTCGCCAGGATATATTACGCCGATACCCTCATAATTGATGAAATATCAATGCTCCATGACTTCAGGTTTGACCTCGTGGAGAGGGTGTGCCGGTTCATAAAGGACCGACATAAGGTATTTGGGGGGATGCAAGTCATTGTAAGCGGGGATTTTTTCCAATTACCTCCCGTGACCAAGGGGTCGGACCAGAAACATTATTGTTTCGATGCGAGGTCATGGAACGACCTGAATTTCAAGGTCTGCTATTTGGAGAAAATCTACAGGCAGCAGGACCCTGAATTCATCGATCTATTGAACAGTATCAGGAAAAATGAGGTTACTCGGGACCATAGGAAGATCCTTGACGGACTGCGAAATAACTTCGAAAATTTTGATATTGCAACGAATCTATTCTGCAAAAATATCAACGTGGATGCCCTGAATAAGATGGCCCTGAACAAAATTAACGACGAGGCCCATATCCGTTACGCAGACACCTCCGGTATAGATTTCAAGGTAGAAATACTCAAAAAGAATTGTATTACTCCGAGCATTCTTGAACTAAAAGTCGGTGCCCAGGTGATGATAACGGCCAATATCAATGTCAGGGACAACATCGTGAATGGTACCATTGGAACAATTGTCGAGATGGGGACCCACGAAATAAGTGTAGAGATCAGAAGCAGTGGCCGGATAGTGCCGGTAAAAAGGCACGACTGGAAACTGACAGAGTATGATGAGAAAACCGAACAGGATAAAGAGGTTGCGAAGTTCAAGCAATTCCCTCTGAAGCTGGCATGGGCTCTCACTATTCACAAGTCCCAGGGGGCAACATTCGAGAATATAAATCTTGACCTCCGAGACGTATTCGAGATAAATATGGGTTACGTCGCACTATCTCGTGGCACCTCACTGGAAGGGATATACCTTGAGGGATACAACCCTCTCTCAATAATAGTGGACAATTATGTCCTTGAAAAGGACGATGAATTCAGGGAAATTTCAAAGGGACTGGAGGATTGATGCTAAAACCGAGATACTACCAACAGGACGCCTTCGATGCATTCTTTGAGTATGTAGAGAATAACCATGGCAAGCATCCCCTGATAGCCCTTCCTACGGGGTGTGTGTCATGGGACACTATTATAAATGAAAACAGATGTACGCTAGGAAGGAAGAAGCGAATAGATAAAATATTTAAAGCATTCAATGGGTTAAATCGTAATCGTAAGTACAATTACGATAAAACCCGTAAAACTTTTGTCAGATCATTTAATGGAAAAACGATCCAATTAAACGAAGTTGATTTCGTTACTTACAGCGGGGTTAAAGAACTGTTCCATCTTATATTGGATAATGGGAAGGGGATTAAGGCGACACCAGACCATAAGATAATGACAAAAGATGGGTGGAAAAGAATGGATAAACTTTCCACGGATGATTATGTGATGTGTGACATTTTGCGTCCGAAAAAATCTTCGGAAGGATCTAAGGTCAGCAGATACAAGGGGGATCTCTTCAAATGCAACCTATGGTTTCACCCTTTCGCAAGTAGGGTCAAGACGAAAAAGGATAAGAGGGGGTACTCCCTACGGATCGAAATTCACAGATTTATTTACGAAGCTGCATTAAATGATTTGTCGGTAAAAGAGTATGCAGAAATAATTCGGAGAGACGAGGAAAAATCTAAAAATC